TTCTTACTCTCATAGCTTCACCATTTATATGTATAACTTCTCCTACAAGATTTGCTATTCCTCCAGTTGTTATACCACTATCAGCACCGTAGTTTAAACTAACAGAAGACATATCTTCTGCAGTTGTTAGTTTTAGATGTATTAATTTATCTGTAATAGATATATCAGCAGTAGGGTCTGGATTTGTTTCGTTAGGATTTGATGTAACTATTAAATAGTTAGTGCTTTCAGTATTTTTAATAATTTCGGTGAATGACTGAGAATCTAACGTAGGGTCTGTTTGTAAACTAACACTAAACTCTCCAACAGTTCCATCTGGCTCTGGTAAAGTATCTGATTTTACTATAGAGTGAAACTGA